CTTATGGTGAGCAAGAATTTCACCTAGAACGAATTAATAGATATTTAAATGAAAAGAATACTTGAAAGAAGCAAACCTAAGCAACAGATAATAGAAGCTATGGTCAAAGCGTTCTTTAGTGAACATGACGTGGAGCAAGCTATCATTGAGATAAAAGAGTCAAAGCTAACAAGAAGTCAGAGTCAGAACTCGTTATATTGGGAGTGGGTTTCATGTATATCGGGAGAATTGGGCTACACCAAGGACGAGACTCACATGTTGCTAAGAGACAAGTTTTTGGGTTACAATGAATTAACGACTAAGAAAGGCGAAGCTATTAGAGAGCTAAGAAGTACAACCAAACTAAAGGTCGGTGAGTTTAAAGACTACCTAGAGCAGATAGATATGTTCGTTGCTGAGTGGGGAATCATACTACCTAGACCTGAAGATTTGTATTATGAATCAATGGGTTATAAGAGATGAAGCATAAACACGCAGAAGAGATACACGCCTTTGCTGAAGGATACAAAATTCAAAAGCTAGTAACACTTTGCTGTGATAGAAGCATTAAGCATTGGGAAGACATGGAAGTGTCACCTATGTGGCATGAAGACGAAGAGTACAGAGTTAAGCCTTATAACGAAACATGGGAAGCAGAAGATGAGTAAAGAAAACGAACAAGCAGAAGAAGTATCAGACTTTGTTGATTATTTAGTAACAGAATTATCACACCAACAATTAGCCGTCTTATATTACCAAGCACTACATAGCACAGCAACAATGATTAATGGTCTTAATGAAGAGGGCGAGACTATTGACTATAACGATTTACACGATAGTAATATAGATTTCATGGCTAGTGTTATAGAAGACAATCATCCAAATGAGACTAGACAGTAGTTTACAAAGGTTTACATAATATGATAATAAATAACCAAGAGTTTTGGGCAATACTTAGAGCTAACGGTGGCGTGTTCCAAGCTACTGCGGACGCTATTACTGATAAAACAGGTGAGAGTATTACTAGACAGGGTGTCAGTCAAAGAGCAAAGAAAGATAAAGAGCAATTAGCTGATATTAAAGACAGTAGGGTTGATGTTGCCGAAACAGGAATGGACGAAATGATGAGGTCTGACAATGAGGCTATTAAGTTTAAAGCATGCGAAACAGTTTTGAAGCGTCAAGGTAGAGACCGTGGATGGGGCGATAAGCAAGAGTTAGACATCAAAGGTGACATGGATATGAACTTTGTGGTTGAATTTGTAGACCCTGATGCTGACTTTGAGTGAAGACAAGCAACAGGCAAAAGAAAAGAGGTTAGAGAAAAAAGATAACGTCTTTAAATTGCCTAGAGCTTTTAAGCCACTATTCAAGGCTAGTAGATATAAAGTGTTCTATGGTGGGCGTGGTGGTGGAAAGTCATGGGGTTTCGCTATAGCGTTATTACAGAGAGGTATCAAGACACCACTAAGAATATTGTGTACCCGTGAAGTCCAAGGCTCAATCAGAGATTCAGTACATAAGCTATTAGTGACATGTATTCAGGAAAACAAACTAGAAAGGTTCTACCGTATTACTAGAGACTCTATCTATGGGCTTAATGGCACAGAGTTTCTCTTTCATGGATTGAAGCATGACCCGATGCAAATCAAATCATTAGAAGGCATTGATATTTGTTGGGTAGAAGAGGCGCAGAAGATTAGTAGTGCGTCATGGGATGTGTTGATTCCGACAATAAGAAAGAAAGGCTCACAGATATGGATTGCCTTCAACCCGAACCTAGAAACAGACCCAACCTATCAGCGTTTCATTGTTAATCAGCGAGACAACCAAATAACTGTAAAGGTGAACTGGGATGCTAACCCTTACTTCAGTGATGAGTTGCGTACTGAGATGGTGTATCAACGTGAATTAGATTACGATGACTACTTACATATTTGGGAAGGCGAGTGTAAGACAGCATCAGACGCTCAGATATTCAAGGGTAAGTTTGTAGTAGAGGACTTTGACACGCCTAATGAGATGGTTTTCTACTATGGATTAGACTGGGGATTCTCTCAAGACCCTACTGTAGTGCTAAGATGTTATATCACAGGTAATGACCTATGGATTGATTATGAAGCAGGTGGTGTACAGGTAGAGTTAGACAATACTTATGCCTTAATTGACTCCATACCTAATGCAAAACAATATACAATAAGGGCGGACAGCGCCAGACCTGAGTCTATTTCTTTTGTCAGAAGACAAGGGTATAGAATTGAGTCGGTTCATAAGTGGTCAGGCAGTGTTGAAGACGGTATTGAACACATCAGAAGTTTTAGTAAAGTTCATATTCATACAAGGTGTATGGAAACCGCAAACGAATTTGTAAGATACAGTTATAAGATAGATAGATTGACTGAAGACATATTGCCGACAATTGTTGATAAAGACAATCATTATATAGACGCATTAAGATACGCCCTACAGCCTATGATTAAGCGTAAGGGCAAACCAAAACTAGCAAGAGTTATAGGAGTGTAACAAATGGGAATTGAATCAAAACATCCGTATTATGTAGAAGCATCAAACCAATGGACAAGAATCAGAGACTCTTTTGATGGTAGTGACGCAATCAAATCAAAAGGGGTGGATTATCTACCTAAATTAAGTGGTCAGGACAAGGCACAGTATGACGCTTACAGACTTAGAGGCGTATATTACAACGGTATTGAAAGAACTGTGTCAGGATTGATTGGCGCTGTTATGCGAGTTGACCCTATCATTGAAGCATCTCCTAAGCTAGAAGAGTTATTCCAAGACGTTACAGGTACAGGTGTATCACTAAATGACTTCATCTCAATGATGTTGTCAGAGCAGTTATTGATGGGAAGACAAGGTGTTCTAGTAGATAGAAACGAAGAGCGTCCTTATTTAACAGGCTACACAACAGAACAGATTACAAACTGGATTGATGATACTGTCGTATTACAAGAGACATATCGCAAGGTTGACCCTAAAGACAGATACAAGTCAGAGTACGCTATTCAGTACAGAGAGCTTACTAAAGACGAAGACGGTAAGTATGTTGTTCGTATTTGGCGTGATAACAAAGGTTGGAGTGTTGTAGAAGAGATTTACCCTACCATGCGTGGTGACGGATTAGACGGTGTACCTTTTGTTGCGGTAAGTGGTGATGGGTTCAACCTAGAGCCAAGTAAGCCTTCATTATTATCTTTAGCAGATACAGGCTTATCGCTTTACAGAACATCAGCAGACTTAGAACACGGTCGTCATTTCACAGCATTACCTACGCCTTACGTTACAGGCATTGATGGTGATAGTGAATTATCAATCGGTTCAGGAACAGCATGGATTCTACCTAATGAGCAATCAAAGGTGGGCTACCTAGAGTTTAGTGGTCAAGGACTGAAAGCACTAGAAGTAGCTATGGACGAGAAGCGTTCAATGATGGCATCTCTAGGCGCTCAACTATTACAAACTCAGAAGAGTGGTATAGAAGCTGCGGACACAGTAAGACTAAGACAAAACGCTGAAGCATCAACACTTATGTCAACAGTTAAGACTGTAGAGCAAGCAATCCAAACAGCATTACAGGTTATGGCAGAATGGGAAGGTATCAAAGGCGATGTGACAGTTAAACTTAACACTGACTTTGTTGATACTAAGATTAACGCACAGGATATGACATCACTTATGGGTGCTTGGCAATCAGGTGGTATTAGTCATGAAACATTCTTATATAATATGAAGCGTGGTGAGATACTAGACCCTGAGACATCTATTGAGGATGAGAAAGACCGTATTGATGTACAGGCAGGTGAAGTTGAGTAATGTCAGTCAATGACAAAATACTCGATGAGATTACAGGACACTCTGTAGATTTACAACGCCTTGAGGCATCAGTAAAAGCAGACGTTCGTAAGCAACTCAAAAGGCTAGAGAAAACTCTAGTGGCTGATATTCAGAACTCAAACATGGTGGATGCTGTACGTGAGCAGACTAAGATAAAGCGTATGAAGGCTTTATTGAAGCAAACCCGTGAGACTATCAAGACTACCTATAAGGAAGTAGCTAAGAAC